GGGTGTTTTCAGGAATGGTCCATCGTGGGAGAGGGTCCAAGTCCCTCCATTGCCACACCTTAAGGAGTATGTTATTCCAGGTTTTGAAGGTGTTATACCACATGTGGCTACTGTGGTTCCTCCTCCCAAAACCGCTCACAATGACTTCTCCGATCTTAAATATGTGGCCAGTTGTATTATTAGGGACAACGGGTGGGATGCTTATCCCATCATTGACCAGAAATGGCTCTCTAATGAAAACCCGTTTGGCATCCCGATACTCACTGGAGCTTTCTGTTGGAAAGACGTTGAAGAAATGTGGCCTGCCATTGAAGAGTTCGGTATTTCAGTATTCTTGGTTATACAAGATTACAAGCCAAACACGATACACATCGGCACCCAAACAACATGGGTTGTTGACAATGATGGTAATGTTAAAGGTTGCTCTAGAGGAAAGAAAAACGTCTGGTATGATAAATGCAATAATTTACCTCTTCAGGGTAATTATGGCAATTATGGATGTAAAACATTGGTCATTCACGGTTCGCAGAGAATAGTAATCATCAGACCAATTAGAGAAAAATGTGAAATCACTTTCACCCCAGACCCAAAATACTCCTTTGCTTATCAGTGTCAAACCAAACCGATTGCCATACCTTCCACCATCACTAAAGTAGGACTTATACCTCCTCCAGAAGATAAAGCCCAACAATTCAAGAAGAAAATGCAAGTTTACGATCCCTGGACGGTCATCAACAACTACACGCCCAGAAATGTAGTACAAAGAGTAGTTAAGTATATTAAAGAAGAACGCAGTGAATGGGTTCCTGTTACGTGCTCTACCCTGACAACGGTCGGCCTCTGTGCCGCTTCAGTCTTTTGCCACCCACTTATGGCTGGGATTTTTGTTCCTCCTTTAATTACAGGTGCGACAAAGAAGATTAATTATTATCTCAATAAGAAGGTAGCGACTTTCAACATTGTTCCACTTGTATTTAAAGGTTCAGCTGAACATAAAACGGCTCTTGAGCATTTCTACACATACCATTTTATAGACCCAGAAACCCATTTACCTTACGGCTTCTACTACGTTGATGATCACCAACTCATCCAAGTCCCGCAGGATGACCCGTTGGCCAATTGGACCAATGTGACAAACTTCTTCAAGGAGTACATTGACTCAAGGGCCTTCCTCGACGCAAATATTATAAGGTTCATGAAAGAACACATGGATTCGTCCATTTGGATGAAAAGAAAAGACGACTGTTTTCAAGCTTTCACTGAGAAGAAAACGTCCGCTCTTGAAATTGTTGGTGCTGCCGCTGAATACGAAATTAATATTAAGGAGAACGACATCATCACAGTATCATTACACGGACATGATGATTTAAGACAGTATGTAGTTCCCCACGTCGATAAGAGACTACTTAGTGCTATAGCTAGTAATAGACTACTTCATGGTGGATTGAAGCCTAAACTCACAACTGAGGAAATTCTCAGAACCATGATTGATTGGT